CAAGAGAGACTAGACGCGCTATCGAAACTTCATGCCTCCATGCCTATTGAGATGGAAGGTTTGCCTGACGATAACGAAGTTGCTTTCTTGGATAAGGTAGTAGAACAAAAACTAACCACAGTTCAGGAAACTAAATAACAGTTAGAAACCAATCCGCTATCATTGCAACATGGCGGATATTGCTCCTAAGTTAATCTCACTCAGCGCTGAACAACTCACAGCGCTTCATGACCGTATTCATAAGTCTGAAGCCTCTCCAGCGACTATCGAGGTTCACCACACACTCCTTAATGAGATGGCTCGACGCAAGATGGAGCGTCCTGTCGATGAATGGGACAAGTTCGAGATTCTTGTCGATTCAATCAATGATGTAGACCTAACTTCCCTTGGCTCATCCTTGCCAACCGAAATGGTCGAAGATGTTATTAAGTCCGCTGGAACAAACATTGGCAATGTCCAAACTTTCCTAACTTCTAACGGCTATGAAATGCGTATCGAGCCAGTCGAGTCTGACCCTATGGAAAAGATGATTCGTGAAGAGGACGGTAAGTTCACCGTTTACGATTCAACAGGAACACGCAAGTTTGGAACTTATCCATCTAAGAAAAAGGCTGAAGAGCGTCTTGCACAAATTGAAAGATTCTCAAAGGCAGATAACACTCCTCCAAAGGCAGTTCGAGATGCGGCGCGTCGTGCGCTTGACTGGATTGCAGATGGCAAGGCTGGAAGCGGATTCACTTCAGTTGGTCGCCGTCGTGCATCACAGTTGGCATCGGGTGAAAACATTTCATTAGACACATTAAAGCGAATGAAGTCTTTCTTCTCTCGTCACGAAGTTGATAAGAACGCAGTTGGTTTTAGCCAAGGCGAAAAGGGTTTTCCATCCGCAGGTCGAGTTGCTTGGGATGCTTGGGGCGGAGATGCAGGATTCGCATGGGCTGAGTCCATGGTTGCTCGCGCTGAGAGAGATGAAGTAGAAAAGCATTTACAAGGACAGCATGACCAACAAAGACACGCGCCTGGGTATGCTGACAAAATTGCAGAAGGAATTATCAATGGAGACCATCCATCGGTCATGCCTCTTGATGTTGGATTCCTGATGTCTGAGTTTGCAAAACGAACAGACCATCCTGATTTAACAGAGTTAAAAGTTGATGGAACCATGCTTTATGGTGATGAGGGAATGGGCATTGCTCGTAAAGATATGCCTCAAGTTCCAGCGGAACGACGCGATGAGTTCTTAAAAGATTTGGCAGATAAGGGAATTAAAACTACTGAAGAAGAAGTAGACCCTAAGACTTTGAAGCCAATTCAGAAAGAAGTATCTGCTTCTCGTTCAGGAGCAATTTATAATCGTTATAAAGAAGAAGGCGGAATTCCTGAACAACAAAGAATCCTTGTATCTAAAGATGGATTTGTTATTGATGGACACCATACATGGGGAGCGGCGGTTGCTTTCTCCTTTGAATCAAAGGGAGCAAAACTTCCTGTATACAGAATTGATTTAACAGCACAAGAAGCCCTTGATGCTTCAAATGCGTGGACAGACGCACAAGGAATTCCTCGTCAAGCCCTTGATGCTAAAGAGCCAGCAAAAAAGAATTTAACTTGGGAACCAATTATCAAACATGGAACCCATGACCAAAAAACCCACGGTGCATGGGCTACTGGAGCAACAGCGTCAGATATGGTTGCTGATGTCGCTCCAAATCCTAAGCGAAGCGAACAAGCAATTGCATTAGCAAAAGAGTCTCGCGCTCGCTCAGAAGCGGTAGAGCCAGTTCTTACTTCAATGATGCAGGATTTAGCACAAAAGAGTGGCGGAACATTCGTACAACTTGAAGAGCGTTTGAAATCAACAGATTCAACTGCTCGCAAGATTGATAGTGATGCAGAAAAGGAATACAACGGTGACCGAGAAATGGCGGCTCGTAACCTTTCTGATGCAGTTCGATACACACTCGAAGTTCCCGATGAAACATATACAGAGAATCTTGCTGACACGGTTAATATTCTTGAATCTGCTGGATGGTCACTTCGAACAAAGAACTTTTGGCAATCGGGCGACCCTTACGATGGCGTTAATATCAAAGCGAAGAAAGATGGAGTTGCACTCGAGGTGCAATTACACACTCGAAATTCTGCATCAATCAAGTCTCAAAATCACAAGCCTTATGAGACTTATCGTGAATCAACCGATAATATTCAAAGACGAAGTTTGTGGGATACGATGCTGAAGAACGCTGAAAGAGCAGTTAAGCCAGCCAATTACGGCTCACTTTTAGGAATTGGTACTTTAGTTGTGCAACAGTTCGAGACCGCTCAACAGGCTGGGTTGCTAAAAACAACCCTAGTTGGTAAACTGTCTCTTGAGAGGGGGTTATAAGGCTATGCGTTACTTTGTAAAGATGGATGGCAATGTGCCATATTCGTTATATCGCTTTAATTTATTGCCCGATAATGTTCTTGAAGAACGCTGGAATCAGACAGTATGGCAACCAACTACGAACATTGCTGGTTACTTAGCAGTAGGAGAAGGCGATTACGACGAGATTACTCCTGAGTTGGCTCGTAAAACTTTCCCACTTGCCTTTGAAGAGTTAGCAAAATCGATTGGTAATTATGAGGTACAAAAGGCTGAAGGCGATAAGCGCTACACGCTAGGAGCCATGTATATCCCTGACCGTATTGATGCTCATGGTGAGTGGACAGATTCAGAAGAGTTACAGCGAGCAGTTTGGGATTATGTTCGCACTAATGACCGAAGAATTCGATTGCAACATAACCGTGACATTGTTGCGGGTGAATGGGTTGAAGTTATGTCATTCCCTTATGAATTAACAGTCCCAATTAAAACCCCTAGCGGAATTGAAGTGAACCATACTTATCCTGCTAACACAGTTTTCCTTGGTGTTATTTGGGAGGATTGGGCATGGGAGAAGATTCAACGAGGCGAGATTCTTGGCTATTCGATTGGTGGACGAGCAGAGCGCCTATATGTGGACATGGAAAAGAACGACCCAACTGTTACAGATGTTCATGTTGATACAATTATGAAACCTAAGAAAAAGAAAAAGGAAACCAAATGAAAGACATGAAAATCCTGAAAGAACTTCGCCTTGGTCCTATGAAAAATATGAAGGACGAAGAATACTCAATGATTGAGAAAGAAGTTTCTGAGAAAGGAATTTCAGGTCTTAAAGGCTATGCAAAGTCAATGATTGAAAAGGCTATGCGCGACATGGCATATTCAATGAAAAAGGCTCTTTCTGTTTCAACAGGTGACATGGTTTCTTGGAATTCATCAGGCGGTACTGCATCAGGAAAAGTTGTCCGCATTGTGCGTGAGGGTAAAATCAATGTTCCTGATTCAAGTTTCACAATTGAAGGAACTGAAGATGACCCAGCGGCTCTTATTCAGTTGTATCGTGATGGCAAGCCAACTGAGACAAAAGTTGGACATAAGGTTTCGACACTAAAAAAAGCCTGAGCCTAGGCAAGCATCTAGGCGCCCAGCACGACCAAAAAGTTCATAGCGGAAAATACAACACCGATGACTCAGAGGGTGAAGATTCCTCAGAGCCAAAAAACTATAAAGATAAAAAGCCTAAGATTAAGTACGACGATAACGACACCGATGGTGAGTTCGACAATAATGCCGATGACCCACGCTGGATGGATGACATGGACATCCTTCGTCCACCTGCCCGAAATAAGCGATGAAAACAATCATCGATTGCACCGTTGAGATTCTCAACGCGATGAATCTCAGGACAAGCAAAGTTTCAACCCCGCCTGGGTTTGCTGGAATTCAGGTAATCCTGCCTAACGATTCTCAAGCCTTTTTTGTGTGGTCGAAGATGGACGATAATGACTTCCACTTCAGAGTTGCTCGCTTTTGGGCTAACGAAAATCCTTTTGCGATGTCAGTTTCAACAACACTTCCTGACGCTCTTCACAAAACGAGGGTTTTGACTAATCTCTAAAAAGCGGCGAATTACACCTATGGTATTCTTCGTATGTCGAGACCCGAGTTAGTTTTTTAAGCCCTATGCTTAAAAATGCTACCTCTGTTCGTTAGGAGTGACATTGGCAAATAAGACCCGCAAGATGGTGAATCTAGCCATCGAAGAAACAAGCGGAGTAGACCATCCCGCACACTTACACGAAGGTTGGCTGGTTATGAAATCAGCCGACGAATCTGAAGTTCAGAGAGTCTTGGACGAAACGCTCACCGAGGAGGAATCCATGCCTGAAGTAACTCAGGATGAAGTAACTACCACGGCTACTGATGAGCAGGTCGAAGTCGAAAAGGCTGAAATGACACTAGAGCAAGCAATGAAGAAAATTGCTGAACTCGAATCCAAACTCGCTTCTGAAGAAATGAAAGAAGATGAGATGGAAATGTCGAAGTCAGAGACCGTAGAAGAGGACTTCTTGAAGTCCGCTCCTGAGCCAGTAGTCAAGATGATTGAGGACTTGCGTAAGCAAGCGGCTGATGCAACTGAAGAACTTCGCAAAGAGCGCGAAGCCAAGGCAGATGCAGAAGCAATCGAAAAGGCGAAGGGTTGGGCAAATCTCAACCTCGATGCAGACAAAGTTGGACCAGCGCTTCGTCGTTTGGCATCAACAGATGCAGACCTCGCCAAGTCACTCGAAGAGATTATCTCTTCAGTTAATGCACAGGCTGAATCAGCCCATATTTTTGCAGAAATCGGCAAATCTGCGGACTTCAAATCAGGCAATGCTTATGAGCGTATGACTACGCTTGCTAAGTCAGCCGTTGAAGAGGGTGTAGCAAAGTCATTCGAGCAAGCGCTCGCTGATGTCGCTACAAAAAACCCTGACCTTTACAGCCAATACCTATCCGAGAAAGGTGCCTAAAACATGGCATACGAAATCTCTAACTACTCGGTAAAGGTCACCCTCGTTGCAGGTGCCGACCTTTCCGCGTTGCAGTACAACTTCGTGAAGATTAACTCTTCAGGTCAGGCAGTCGCTTGCGCGGCCGCAACTGATATTCCTGTTGGAGTCCTTCAGAACGCACCAACTTCAGGACAGGAAGCAGAAGTGCTTGTTGTCGGAGGTACAAAGATTGTTGCAGGAGCGGCAATCGGCGAAGGCGCTCAGGTTGGAACAGGTTCAACAGGTAAGGCAGTTGCTCTTACCGCTGGAACTGACACAACTAAGTATGTCGCTGGAACTCTCCTAACCGAATCTGCGGCTGATGGAAACATCGTAACCGCTGTTATCAACTGTGCGACTCCGCACCGTGCGGCATAAGGGGGAACTGAACAATGCCACAGCCAAATATCAATAGCGTCCATGTTGATGCAATTCTGACAAACATCTCAGTTGCGTATCTACAAAATCAGGACAACTTCATTGCAGACAAGGTATTCCCAGTAATTCCTGTGGATAAGAAGTCTGACAAGTACTTTACTTACACCAAGAACGATTGGTTCCGCGATGAGGCTCAACGCCGTGCGCCTGGAACTGAATCTGCTGGTGGCGGATACAACCTATCAACAGGCACATACTCAGCAGATGTATGGGCTTTCCACAAGGATGTAGATGACCAAACTACTGCTAACGCAGATGCACCTTTGAACCCACTACGCGAGGCAACAGAGTTCGTAACTCGTCGTTTGATGCTTCGTCGTGAACTTCAGTTCGTTTCTGATTTCTTCACAACAGGCGTATGGGCATCAGATGTAACAGGCGTTGCTTCAAACCCATCTTCAGGTGAGACACTTCAATGGTCAGATTACACATCATCAGACCCAATTGCAGACATCGAAGAGGCAAAGGCTGAGATTCTTGGTAACACAGGAATGGAAGCAAATACTCTTGTACTCGGATACGACACATTTAAGTCACTTAAGAACCACCCTGACTTGGTAGACCGTATTAAGTACACATCTTCACAGACAATCACAACAGACATGATTGCGGCGATGTTTGACATCCCTCGCGTCATGGTTGCGAAGGCTGTAAAGGCTACAAACAACGAAGGCGCAACAGGCGCATACGGCTTTGCTTATGGCAAGGGCGCTTTGCTTACTCATGTTGCTCCTCAGCCTGGACTATTGACACCTTCTGCTGGATACACATTCTCATGGACTGGCGTATCAGGCGGACTAGGTGCAACTATCGGAACATCACAGTTCCGTATGGAATCAATCAAGTCTGACCGCATTGAAGCGGAAATGGCGTTTGATAACAAGGTAATCGCGTCAGACCTCGGTTACTTCTGGAACACAATCGTCGCGTAATTAAGTTAATAGAAGGGGGGAGTCTTAATTGACTCTCCCCTTCTTTCTTAGAAAAGGAAAATAAATGGCAAACAGACTTACTAAGGGCGAGGCTCTCGTAGGCGCATTAACAGTTGATTCAGCAATTACAGCAGATGATGTAACAACCACCGATGACCTAAATATTGGCGATGACGCTTACATTACAGGTGCATTTGGTAAGGGAGTCACAGTAACAACTGAGGCTGATGGCGCTTCAATGGCAATCAGCGCGGCTGAGTTGCTTGGTGGAATTATTGTTGCAACTCCAACAGAGGCTCGTAACATTCAGGCTCCAACAGCAGAGGCGCTCGTCGCGGCTGTTGATGCAGGAACAGATACAGGTCTTGGTTTTGAGTTCACAATTATCAACCTTGCAGGAAGCACACACGCTTTAACTTTGACAGTAAACACAGGAACAACTCTTGTTGGTTCAGTAACAGTTGCGGCTGCGACAAGTGCTACATTTGTTGCTCGCATTGCTTCTGCAACAGCAGTAGTTATCTACCGAAAGTAGTCAAATGAAAGCACAAATTCTTAAGCCAATGAACGCTCAAGGTGTAATGCTTGCAGTTGGAGACATCGTTGATGTTTCAACTTGGCGTCACGCTAAGACGCTTCAATCTAATCGCTACATCAAGATTCTTGATGTTGAGCCAACTCCAATCAAGAAGGCTGAAGCCCCAAAGGTTGAAGCACCAAAGGTTGAAGAAGTTGTGGCAGAAACTCCAGTAGTGGAAGAGAAGCCAAAGGCTAAAAAAGTAAAAGCAACCGAATAGTCAGATGGGCGGTTCGGTAAAATGAACCGCCCATTTCTATCCCAAGGAGTTCAAAATGGCAGTAACACATCAAAGAGTTTCAGTCGGAACAACCGCTACTCAACTAACGCTTGATAATGATGGCAAAGATGGTCAGACTATCAATGTTCAAAATCCAGTAGGGGCAGTAAGTGTTTACCTAGGTGGAGCGGGAGTCACAACCACAAGTTATGGTTATCTCCTCGGCGCGGGAGCAGATTTCTCAATTCAACTAGATGACGACGAAAAACTATATGCAGTTGTCGCGTCGGGAACACAGACAGTAAACATCATTCGTCAGGGAAGCGTCTGATAAATGGCTTTGCCAGCGTCCCTTTCCACGGCTACGGTCATTGGAACTTATGTTGATTTAAGTGGTAATCCAGTTCGAGGGTCTATTTCGTGGACGCCTCAAACTATCCTTAAAGATACGACGCTGAATGTCATCATTATCCCAACAATTATTACAAAAACTTTTGATGCAAATGGGTCATTCTCAGTCACTTTACCGTGTACAAATGACCCTGATGTTGTTCCTGAGCCTTTTGTATACACCCTTGAAGAAAATTTTGCAGGAGGGCGCAATTTTTCAATTGCACTTCCAACCTCTATTGCTGGCACAACAGTAAATCTTGCTGACTTACTTCCAGCGCTTACAACGGCTGAATCGGCTTCCTATGTAACGCTCGACCAATATTCAACACTCTCAAGCCGTTATACGACTGCAAACGGCATACGGACGATTGTTATTGATGCTGAGGATTATGAGGGCAATGCTCAGGTTTATGCCTCTGCGGCCGCTTCC